CCGTCGGCGCCGTCCTTGACCCCAGACAGAATGTTGCCGAGGTTATCGACAAGATCATCGACCCGGCTCATGTCGAACGTGCCGGTAACGTCGGCCGTCGTCAGATTTCCGCCGCTGGTCAACTTCTGAGTCTTGTTCTGGTTCAGTCCAAACCAGTCCTTGACCCCCTGCACCAGGGAGTTGATCGGGGTCACGATGTTGCCGTTGAGAATGTCGAGAATCTGGTTGATGACCGTTTGCATGATGGCCAGGCCCGAGACTTGGGCCTGTTGGATCAAGCCGACGATCTCCGAGGCGGTGATCTTGCCGTCAGCGGTAATCGCTTGTAGGCGTGCGGCAATGTCGGCTGCCTCGGAGTTGACCGTTCCGCCGATGGCATCGACCATCCCGCGCAGATCCTTGACCAGCTCGATATCGAGTAGGTTCGACGCCCACGCCGAGGCATTGGAGAATCGGAAGGTTCCAGCCGTTGCGCCGCTATCGAGGATGAGCAGCTGCGAGACGTACTTGACTCCGGTGGGCACCGGCCATTTTTCTTGTACTGGAACCCATTGCCAGCCATGATCACCGGAGGGTTGCAAGGTGCCGCGAATGACATCGGCCAGCGGATTGCCTGCCTCATCGAACGGGGTGAATCCGACCTTGACCGGGTTTGATCCTGCGGTGGCGGCGGCGCCGGTCCATTGCGAGGCGGCGCGCAACTCCAGCGTTTGGCCCGGGAACACCTCGAAAGGCTCGGTGCGTAACACCTGCTGCGTGCCGTTCGCGGTGGCACGGATCGATCCGCCCGAGATGAACCCGGGCGTCACCGAATCCCAGTCGAAGTATGGATTATCGGTGACGCTCTCAGCGGTCAGGAACTCGCCCGCACCGTTAATCAAGTCCTGAATGATGTTGGCGATACGAGAGATAGCGATGACGCCGGGAAACTTGCTTACCGCGTTACCGATGGCCGTGAACAGATCCGACCAACCGGCCTCGATCTCGGCCAGAGTGGGCCAACCCACGTCTTGCCCGGATGCGAGCTGCAGCAGGCGACGTATCGGCATGAAGATCTGCTGTATCGCGAGCAGGGTCTCGTCGTCGCCGTCGTAGGTGCCCATGATCGCCTCGGCAAGGCCGACGAATTGTCCGACGACGGGCAGGCTTTCGATGAAGTCCAGCAGCAGACCGGGTAGGTCATCGGGGCCTTGGATGTCGTTTGGATCGGCGTTGGCGATGTGAGAAGCGAATCCCGCGAACAGCTGGTTGATGATCCCGATAGGCGACAAGTCGAGTGCCGGATCGCCACCCGTTGACCCGTTGAAGATGTTGGGGAACCGCCCATTAGCGCGACTGCGCATCGCCGCAGGCGTCATGTCCTGGACCTGTTCGGCCAGCGTCTCGAGCGTCAGTGCGCCAGCGGGAAGATTGGGCACACCACCGGGAGTGGTCAACGCCGCACCGCTCGAGACGCCTTCGGGATGCGCTTCGGGCACTTAGGCGCAGTGGCGGTCATCTGCACCACCGGCTCGGCCTCGGTGTGCTGGGGCTGCTCGGGGAGCTTGATCGATTCCTGGCGCACCCCGTCGGTAATCCATGCTGGCGCGTGGACGGCCGAGGGGTCGACGTGTTCGGTCTGCCTGATACCGAGGGCCACCAGCTGAGAGGCGAGGTCGGCGACCCATGGCTGCAGCACATGCAGTGGCATCTCGGTCGCGGTCAGCAGCGCTGAGGCCAGCGCACCGCCGACAGCCTTGACCTGGCCGTCGACGTCATCGGTAGCCGGAATCTTCTTCGGAATGACCTCAGACTCGACCAGCTTGTCGGCCAGCACTTTTGCCTCTTCCGGCGAGATACCTTCTGTCACCACAGTCCTATCTGTTGCAGGCCGCTCATGGTGCGGCTCATCAGTTCGGCCATGCGCTCGATCGCGTCCTTTTCCACACGCGTGTCACCGAATGTGCCTTCGATCGACAACGGCCGGCGCTCACCCCAGTTGATGTCCAGAGACCGGCAGCGCCGCACGAACACCCGTGGCATCAGGTACTTGCTGGTGCCACCGACACGATCGCCGAGCCACCAGTGCCCAAACCCGTTGTCGCCAATCAGCCAAGGCGAGGCGTTGGCCACCGTCAGATTGAATGAGGTGTCGGGGTCGGTTTCGCGTCGGCGACGGCGCAGATCCATCACGGAAGCGGCGGTAAACGCCTGCGTGACGTTCGTGCTCGTGGTCTCCAAGTAGTGACCCCAACCCTGCCTGGACACCCGCAACAGCAGTGGCACCGACATGTGAGCCAGGATCGAATCACGGTAGATCGGGTTGAGGAACGAATCGATTGCGCCGCCGAGCGATCCGACGCTGATGTTGAAACCGACTGCAAGACTGATCGTGGCAGAGATGTTGTCCCCGAGAACGTCACCACCGTATTGAATTGCAGCACTGATCAATTCGTTAACACCGGGCATACTCTGGCCACCCACGGTGATGCGGCCGGCCCCACCAGGCGAGCGCGAGAAGTTCGATGTTTGAATACCGGTGATGTCGCCGTCGCGGTACGTCACGTAGGGGTGCGCAGCCTCGGTTCCGAGGATGCCGGGCAGTCGGTAGCCGGTCTCGTCGATCGTGTCTCCGGTGAACAGGTCGTAGCTGTCTTCAACATGGTTGGACAGCACGCTGGCGATCGTCCGCGTAAATCCTGTGGCCAGGTTGCCGCCAATGGATGTGCCCGTGCGGAATCCTGACTTGTCGACTATCCGGACAAACAGTGTGCCGGTGCGCCAGTTGGTGCCTGCGCCCGGCCATGGCTCGGGATCGCCACGCTTGTAGCGGCGCAGATCCCATTGCAGCTCGGCGTCTTCCATGATCGGCGCGGCTACATCGAAGATCGATGTCTTGATGCTGCCGACGACCAACGACAGCGGGGCCACCGAATCTCCGAACGTGCGTGGCACGATGACGATTTGCGATTGCTGCCAGATGTTGAGGAATATGTCGACCAGCTCGGCAATGTTCCAGTTGGCCGGGTCGAGCAGCTTGAACAGGGTGGCAATGTCAATGTTGGCCAGCTGCAACCGAAGTAGATTCGCGGCCATGGTGAGCAAGATCCCGTGATCAGCCTGCGCGAGCAGCATCCACGCCTTCGGCTGCTGAATCAGACTGATCGGAAGGAACGGATTACCAGCTGTATGAACGAATTTCAGTTCCTCGATGTCGTCCAAGAAGTCGATGACCACCACGTCTCCCGTGGCCCCGCGCTCAATATGCACACCGTCTTTGGCCTTCATCCGCCCACCGATGCGGGCGCCCATCGTCTCGACGATGACGTGAATGTTGCTGGTGCCGCGCGCGTCTTCGTCGAGCGCCCAGAATGCGGCCCATGTGCCGCGCCGGTCGTCGAGGTCGATAGGTAGGCGCAGTGAAATGGTGCCGGTCTGGTTGACGATCGGATTGACACGCCCACCCAGCTCGCCGCGCACTGTGCCGCGATAGACCCAATCGCCGTCGTAGAGTTCGATGTGCGGCGGGTCGTAGGCGCGCTCAATGCGGTACTCGCGCACCTCCCGCGCCCACAACGCGAAGTCGTCGTGATCGGTACCGGTGAATGGCTCGGCGAACGTCGCGACGGTCACGCTGCCACCCCGTACCGATCGCGCTTGACGTGGCAGGACCGGCATAGCGGGTCATACCTCTGCGGGTCAGGCGAGTATGGGACGGGCTTCTTCCCCTCCCATAGTCCGACCCCCGTGTGGAACAACGGGTTCGGGTCGGAATGGTCGTAGGACCACGCGTGCGCTGGCGCGCCGCATTCGCTGCACGGATGATTTTTCGCCGCACCGTATGTCGCTCGCACGCGCTGATGAGCGGTGCTGTAGGCGATTGTGGCGCGGTCGGGCCACGGCATATCGGCAGGACGTCCACCTTCGCCGTATCGGATCTTCGCGCGTGCCGAGAGCGCTTCGGCATTCTCGGCACGGTATTGCCGCCTAAGCTCACGGGAGGCTTCGACATCGGCGTGGTACGCCCTGCGCTTGCCTGCTAGTACCTTCTCGCGATTGGCAGTTCGATACTGATTCTGGCTCGCCAGAATCGCTGTCTTGTTGGCCTCGTAGTGATCACGCTTGCACGCTTTGCACCAGCATTGCAAACCATCACTAGATCGGGTGTGCTTGCCGAATTCACCGCCCGCCTTTGTCAAATGGCAACGTGTGCAGGTCTTCTCGATGATCACTGGGTCAACCCACTTTCCGCCGACCAGAAACGGCGTTGCCGTAGTGTGGCTTTGGCCCCCGATGGGCCCTGGCACACGACGGGCATCTGCACCGGGTCATCCTCGGTGCCGGTGTACTGCGGTACCGGGTAGAGCGGCTCAACCCCATTGAATAGACCGGCCGCGTTCGACAGATCAGCGCTCAGGTAGGTGTCCATGAACGGATCGGACATCACCGAAAGCATCTGCGTGAGCTGCGGTGTGACGATCATTCGTGCCGCGTCGGCGCCCACCGGGCGGTTCCACTTACGTTCCTGCCCGAACGCGAAGTCTGGGAACTGCCACTGAATGGCGGGGTCGAGTTCCCATTCGGGCCAGAGGTCTTGATCAGTGGGGTTCCATACGTCGAAATACCCGGTGTTCGGGTTGGTCACCACGCGGGCGATGTGGATGCCCGCCGTGGACTTCCCGGTGAACAACGCGACTAGGAATCCATTCAGCGGCCCGGTCATGAAGGACAGCGCGAACCCGAACAATGTGGCGGTCACCGTGACCCCACCGGTGCCGATGTTGGAAAGCTGCTCGATGGCTTGCCGTAGCGTCGAGGCTGACGAAGTGAATGCGATGGGCGCAGTAGTCTGGCCGCCGATGGTGATCGTGTAGGACAGGGTGCCCAGGGTGATGGAGAACGACAGCGGCGCAAGTGATGTCCCATCAACCGTGAGCATTCCGGGGCAGGTTGCCGGTGTGCGAACGGTCCAGCGACCGGGATCGCCGGTCACGGTGACATTTCCGGCCCCGATGGTTGACAGCGCCTCCAGTGCGGCTTGCACGGTTGCGGCGTCAGCGTCGTATGGAATCGGCTCGGTGAGGACGGCCGCACCGGCAGGGCCGTACCCCAGCTTGAAGGTTCCAGATGTGGCAGCGAGATAGACGGTGAAGTTGCCCGGATTGACCCAATCGGCAACATCCTCGACGCCCTCGTACATCGGGTTGTACGCGTGCGCGGAGACCACCGCGTGATAGACCTTGTCGATATCAGCGTCGAAACCATCCTCGGTCGTGTACTGAATCTCCTTGGCCAGCTTCAAATACAGGAAACGCGGGCCCGAAGGTCCGTCCCATGTGCACTTGACCTTGCGCAGGTTGTACGGAGTGCCCCAGAGCTTTTGAAACCGAGGGCGGGACGCTGGGGTCAGCCAGAACGGCAGAATCGGATTGCGGATCGGTACCTCTTCGCCGACCGGCCGCCCGCCAGGCTGGAACGCCCCCGACTGGGTGCGCATCGTAAACCCGGTGTCATACATACCCTTCGGGTCGGTGTCGAGCACGATGTCGTCGAGCAGGTACTCATCATTCGGCGCGGACACCACTACCGAATCACCGTTCGACGAATCCAACGTGATCGTTGCGACCGCCATCTATGCCCACCTGTCCAATTTCGCTGCCGCCATTTCGTCTTGTTGCTGCCGCCATATCGTCACGGCGCTGCTGGTGTCGAACGCGCTGATCGTGGTGTTGAATACCGGCCCCGGCCGTGCCCCGGCCTGCGTGCCGTGAGCCGCCCCCGCGGGAAGCGCTGCGGGCGCCGGCACAGCGGCCGACGCGGCAATGGGAGTCGCGCCGCCGAATCTGGCGCCGGGGCCTGCTCCCTCGGGTGCGCCGCCAAGGCCACCACCGGAACCGCCACCACCGACGGATATGCCGCTGACGAATTGAGAGATTCCCTTGAGCCAGCCCGGCGAATCGCCAACACCGAGCACTCCGAGCGCCGAGGACACCTGTCCGCCGACCGCCGCGGCAGCTGCGTTGCCGAACTCGAATGTGCGCTCTGGCTGACCGGGCACCTGCGTTGTGACGCCCATACCGGCCAGCCCGATCCCCGAGAGCCCGGAGAGGGATGACGGCAGATTGAACCCGCCGCCGGTGGACGACGAGCCACCACCCGGCGCGGCAGCGCTCACCGCCTCCGCGCCAAGGGAACCGCCGGGAGCATCACCGACTGGCGGGCCGGAAGCCTTGGTCTCAGCGTTAACCGCCGCAGCGGTCTTGGACTGCAGCGATCCGAGTAGACCACTGGCGATACCTGGACCCGAGAAGATGTGCACATGATCCATGTGGTTATCGGTCGGCGAGCCCCGATCCTCCATGTCGTACCCGCCACCACCCGGGTAGTACAGGTGTTGGCGCCAGATCGCCCACTTCAAGTCGATAGCCGCGGCATTCGACAACACGAAGTCCTTGACCGCATCACCCTTAGCCTTGTCATTGCCAACCATCACATCCAGGGCACGGCCTGTTGAATGCTCGTTGAATTTACCGTCGGGAGACCGATATCCGCCGATACCGCCAGACGGTCTGAACTGCTGCGAGATGATGTCGCTCAGCTCTGCCGTGCCCTTGACTAATCCACCCTGCGCATACCCAGGCAACTTGCCCTGATTGTTCAAGTAGTCCAGCAGTCCGGGGTAGGCATTCTCGATTCCCTTGCGCGACTTGGATTTGATAACGAACTCGTCACCGTGGACCACACCCGCTATCCGGTTGATCGGCACATTTCCCGTGTAGCCGCCCACGTCGAACGCGGGGGCCTTGGGTAGATGCCACTGCTTGCCGCCAATCTCGGGAATCCATTCGGGGATAGTGAAACTCAGTGCATCGGTCATCCGGTTCCACTTATCAGCGATCCACCGAAGCGCATCGAGAAGCCCATTCTTGAGCCCGTCCCACATGCCCTTGGCCGCGTTGGTGATAGCGCCCGGCAGGCCCTTGACGAAATTGACCATGCCCGTGAATTTCTCGCGGACACCAGTCCAGACTTCCTGCGCCTTGGTGACGAGCCAGTTCCAGCCATCGCCGATGCCCTCCCATACCCTCTTGAGCATTGGCCAGGCGGTGTCCATGAACCACTTGACGACGGCCTCGGCGGCGATCTTGATGGCCTTCCACGCGGCGTCGACGATGGCGCGGAACCGCTCGGAGTGCTGATACGCGTAGATGATTCCCGCCACCAGTGCGCCCACGGCCACCACGATCAGTCCGATTGGGTTGGCGGTCATGGCCAGGTTCCACAACCGTTGCGCCGCGGCCGCCGCCTTACTGGCGAACGCAATCGCGTTGGCACCAGCAGAAGCCAGGACTGCCGCGGCGTTCATCCCCTCCAGTAGTGGGGTTGCCGTACCCAGGGCGTTGTTCAGGGTATCGATCGCGCCGGCACCCCAGGCGTCGTCTCCGCCGATCAGCTCCTTGGTGGTGGTGAGCGCATTACCGACCTCACTGACCTTGCCGGTAATAGAACCGGCGACAGTGGCGATCTTGTCCGAAGCCTTCGATAGGCCGCCAGATAGCGAATTGCCCAGCCGGATAGCGATATCCGTACCGATGTTGGCCTTGTCCACTGCGCCGACAAGGCCACGCTTGATGGATTCCCCGGCCTTGGTGTAGTTGCCCCTGCTGACCCCATCGAGGATCGATGTCACGATGGCCGCACCGGCGCCCGCACCCACCACTGACCCGAGGCCAGGTAGGGCGCTACGCAGAATGTTGCCGACCGACCCCGCAATGCCAGACATCCCAGTGGGAATGGTCTTGGCAATCTGCTCGCCGATCGCACGCCCCGCCAGCTCCCCGGCCGTGGCCCCGGCGTTGGTGATCGCAGCCGATTCGATCCTCGGCACAACCTTCACATCGCCGGTGTGCTTCTCGACCGTCTCCTTGGCCTGCTTACCGGCGGTCTCCGCGGCGGGCTGATCGACCTTCGGCTTGACCGCAACCTCGGTGGTCTGCTTCTCGATGGTGTCCTTGACCTGCTTGCCCGCGGTGTCGACGGCCTTCTGGTCAACCTTGGGTGTGATCGAGACGCTGACGACCTTGCCGTCGATCTGCTTGTCGATCGCCTCGGTCACGCCTAGTAGCGACGGTATGAGCTGCAACGTGGCGTATCCGATAGTCGTCACGTATGTCTCACCTCCACAACAGGATTCATGAATTGATCAATGCTTGGCATAGCCACTCTTGCGTCTCAGGAACATGGCTTTGAGCGCTTCTTTCGCTGCGGCAACAGCTTTGGCGACCATCGCGGCGCGCGTCGGATGGTCGATGTTTTCAGGAACCTTCTTCGGGTCGCCGAGCAACTTGACCATTGCCGCCCACACATCAGCGATCAGGTGATCGGTGACCGTCCACCCGGGTTGACCGTCGTTGACCGCCGCCACCGTGCGCGAATGCGGCGGCAGTTGGCGCACCAGTACGCCGACACGGCGGATAGACAGTGCGCCGCGGTACAAATCGGTGAGGTCAAGTCCGTTGTAGTACTGGGCTAGGTCGGCCTCTATCTCGTCGCCATGCTCGTCGAGCAGGCATAAGAGGCCGATTATTCCCCCGACAGCTCCAACAGCTTGGCGCCGATCGCGGCGAAGTCTCCCACAGTCGGGCTGGTCGCGAGGAACGCCGCCCACTGTTCAGATCCGAGAAGCATTTCGGTGCCGCCCAGTTCGTCGCCGTCCTTGAGTTTCATGTATGCCTCCAGGGGCACGGCGTCGCCGAATGGGATTCGCAAGGTGATCCCGTTCTGCTCGATGTCGACGTATCCGTCAGCTTCGGCTTGACGAATCGCCGCCGACTTCTTGGCCTTGTGATCTTGCGGCTTGGGCGCATTGGCGGGAACTGCCTTGCGCGGCGGGCTTTTACGTGGTGCGGTCATGTTCGACTCCTTGGCTACAGGGAAAGGGGATCGACTCGCTTGGGTGAAGCCCCGCCCCGGACACGGGAGTCGGTCGCGTCCGGGGCGGGTGCTTTCGACCTACGAGACAGTGACGGTGCCGCCGGTGCCGGTTGCCGACACAGCGGGAACCGGGCCGGTAAAGGTGGCCACCAGTGGGCCGCCGTCGGGGCCTTCGACGGTCACACCGGGCGCGTCGAGTGCCTGCACAGATTCCAAGTCCCGCATCGCGGACTGCAGCGCGTACGCCGTCTTCGCTGTGAGGGAGGCCGTGGTGTCATCACCCACCGTTGCCGTGTAGGCGGTCACGCCCGCGCCGATAGTGAACGTCTTGGTGACGTCGTCGTCGGTGCTGCTGTCCAGGTACTTGAACACGTCGCCATTCGCGTCGGCGGTGTGGTGCACCGTGATCTCTGCGAATGACAGCTCGCCGTTGACAATGCCGCCGTGGCTCTTGAGTTCGGCCAGCGCCGGGCGCAGCGCCACCCACACGCGGGTGATGTCCTCATCGACGTACCGGTACAGCACGTAGATCTGAACATCCTTGGGGATGCCCAACTTGTCCGGCGTGGAGCCGGGCAGCACTACTTTGCGGGTGACGGAGTTGTACTCCAGCGCGGTGAAACCGCTCTTGAGCTTGCCCTTGCGGAACTTGATCCGAAACGACGGATGCCCGAACGCGTCGTATTCCTTGACCTCGCCGGACGGGTCGAGTGGGATGCCCTTCTTGTCGTCGATCAGACCGGAGAACTCCCAGTCCTTGGCCCCGGGGTCGTCGGTGGCGTTCGTCGGGATCTTCGCGGCGATGTTGTTGCCTGGGACATCCTGCTTGAGTATCAGCCAGACCTCGGCCTTATCCGGGATGACGGTGGCATCGGGATTGATCTTTGCAACCATTGTTGATTCCCTCCTTTAAGGGCGTGAGAGCCCTTGCGGGCCAACAAAAAACCCCGCCAGATAGGCGGGGTTGATCGGTGCGCTACAGCGCAGTTACCGGGTGCGTGCTCGGGTACGCACGGTGAAAGAGATGAGGTCGCCGGCGGTGCGCTTGTCGCGCGCCTCCAGGAACGCGGCACCCGGCAGGATCGCAGCGACACCAGGAACACGCGACGTCAACAGCCGCGCCATCGCCGCGTACGCGTACTTGGTCTCCCTGCCCGCAGTCCATGACGTGACCCGGATCGTCGGGTCCGTGGCCGCCGGCCACATGTCCAACGTGCTGCCGTCATCAGCGACCAGCAGCACCGGATCGGAGTCAAGCGTCCAGTCGGCCGGAAGTTCCAGGCGCACCGACAACTCGGGGAACCGCCCCGCAAGATCGGCCTTGAGCCAATCCTTGATCAGCCGCGCAACGTCGACCGGCTCACGCACCGCAGGCAGCGTCACCGGCCAGCCTTGCCTTGCGCCCGCCGCTCAGCCACCCACGCCTCATTTGCATCGCCGGACGCCTTCGCTTCCGCGGGTGTGGCTTCCGGCCGCGCCTTGCGTCCCTTGCCGTAACTGCGCGTCTCTGCGGCAGGCTTGGACCGCACCTCCAGCCCCGCCGCCGAGGCGGCACGAGTGAGCACGCCATCCTTGGCCTGCATCTCAGCGGGCACACTCACCGAAGCCGCGGCGCGGTCAGTGGTGTACGTCTTGACCTCGGCGCCCTCACCGATCGCATCGGCAACCTGGCCCGCCAGATCCTTGATTGCGCCGGCCGCCAGTACCTTGAGGACTTCGGCGCCGCCCTCTTGGTCCAGTACGAATGCCATCAGCCTTGCCCTCGCGTGCACAGCACCTCCAGGCCACCGCGCCCGTTCATGTTCCAGTCGTTGACGGTGATGCTGCGGTATCGCTTGCCGCGCACCGTCAGCTCATCGTTGTTGACCAGATCGGTGCCGGGAGGGAAGTAGACGACGCACTGAGTGTCCTCACCGGTGCGTGCGCGCTCGATTCGATCCGACCCACCACTCGATCCTGCCGAGCTGCCGCCAGATCCGGGCGCAACGCCGATCGCAGTCAGTGGCACCGGTGCGCCGTCAGCGGTGAGCTTTCCATTTTCGTCACGACCGGCGCCGCGGTGACGGATCACCTGCTCGCTCATGCCGGACTCTCGAGGCGGTACTGCTCCAAGATCGACAGCTCCGTTGCAGAGAATGCCGACCTTGAAACGGTTTTCTCTTCCGCCCAGCGGAACGGCCCAACCGCGATCGGATCGCCGCCGGTTGGGGCTTTCGACATGCGATCAATGAATGAGAGCACCGCGGCATTGAATGGGCCCGCGTCCTCGATACCGTGATCCATGGTCACGGTGATCGCGCCGTAATGCGGCGACCAAAAACCACCGCTCTTCTTGCGGACTAGTCCGCGCTTGGACACGTACAGGCTCGAAACGTCCACCGGCTGACCGTTTTCGGTTACCTCGGTGAGCGCGATGAGCTTGAGCGTCGGAAGTGCCAGCAGACGCCCGCCGGGCCCATCCGATTCGACCTCGTGCCCGGTCTTGACGGGAGTGACGTGCCAGCCGCAGAACTGCCGAACATAGGACAGTCCCGCGGCCAGCAGCCGCCCAGTCTCAGCGTCCGTCTTGTCGAGCCGCTTTCGCGTGTACTGCTCGACATCGTCGACTGTGAGTTCGGGCATGAAACCCTACGCGCTCGGCTCGGGCACGGCGGCCTTGTTCTCCGGGGTCGCCGCCTTGTTCGCCGCCGCGCGCTTGGACTTTGCCCCGACGGGCGTAACCGCGTCGCCGTACGCCTCGGCGTCCTCGTCGGACAGCTGCACGGTCGTCTCGCCGTGCCGCGTGGTCAGTGTGTATTCCTTCATCACTTTCTCCTTCGGATGATCATTGATGATTCGGGAAACCGTTGCGGCGCCGCGGAATGTAATCCACAGCGCCGCAACGGTTGTCAGGGAATCGGACTAGGGGGTCCAGTCCAGGGCGACCTTGCAGAAGCCCAGCGGCTTGCGAACCGCCAGTGCGCGACGCACCTCGGCACGGATCGTCACCAGGTTGCTGGTGAAGTTCGAGGCGTGCTGGGTTGCCGACTCGACGCGGACGCCGCCCTTGCGGTAGGCCGTCGCCGCCAGCTTCCACGAACCGACCGCCACGGTGCCCTCAGCGATAGCCGGTGTGACGACGGTCTTCTGTGCCCACAGCGGAGGCTGCAGCACCAGGCCGTCGTTGGCGTACTGCCCGGCGAACGGGCCGCCACCGTAGTACTGCTGGTTGCCGTCCTTGGTCAGCCGGAAACGCTGGTAGTCGTTCGGGTGAATCACCAGACCGTCCACCGGTAGCTGCGCGTTGGTTTCGACCTTCGTCATGGCGCGGAACACCGCATCGAAGTTGTCGGACGGCCCACCCGATGCCTCGGTCTGCAGACCCGAGCGGTTCAGCACGCCGAGCAAGTTCTGACCAGTGCCGTCACCGTTGAGTAGCTGCTGCTCCTGGATGTAGGCCAGCTCATAGAGCAGCCGGGTGTCGATTTCCGTCTTCAGGAAATCGGCGTCTTCCAGGAACTCATCGGTGAGCGTGATGAAGCCGGCGATCTTCTTGAGCGCGTCGGTCTTCTGCGTGGGGTTCACGAAGTGCATCTGCGGCTTCGCTCCACCCTCGGCCACGGTTGCGAATCCGCCCTCGCGCGCACCTTCCACCAGGTAGCTGATGGCGTTGCCGGAGATCGGGCCCTGCGCCAACAGATCGTCGATCGTGAGGCGAACGCGCGGTGCCTGCACGACGGTCCGGTCGAAATCTGTCAGATACGGCACGCCGTCTATCCAGCCACCCACCACGTGGTTGTCGGTGGCCGCCTTCGACGGAATGAACTCGGGCGCACCGACGGTGACGTTGGACTGGCCCTTCTTTTCGAGCATGCCTGCGTGCGCGTGCTTGACGAAGTGCTCGCCGAGAGACTTCGCGCCCCGCTCGTCACCGCCCGGCTGGACATCGCCCGGGATCTCGCCGGCCATCGCATCGAGCGCGGCCAGTGTCGCGGCGGACTTCTCGCCCGCGGCGATGTCGGACTTGAGCTGGTTGATCTCGCCCATCTTGCCGTCGAGGTCGGTCTGCTCTTCCGGGGTCAGTGCCCGGTTCTCGCCCTTGGCCTTCTCAGCCACCTCACGCGCCGCCTTGATCAGCGCTGCGAGCTTTTCCTTGGGATTCATCCCATTTGCCCCTTTCAGGCTTCGTTGATTGCTAACAGCGCCAGGTAGACGGACGGGTCTGGCGTGGCCACATCCGACGAAGCCTTCGGCTCATCGGCGGGCGGTTCCTTGCCGCTGGTCTGGTCCTGGTCTTCTTTGTCTGCCGAATCCGCATCCGGTAGCACACTTTTGAGGGCGGCCACGATCTCTTCGGCCTGAGCAAGCGCGCCGCGCAGCGCATCCCCGTTCTTGGCCGACAGCGCGCGCCCGGCCTTGGCCGCCATGGCGCTCGTAGCCGCCTTAACCGCCAGAATCTCGGTCTCCTGGTTGGCGCCGATCGGCACGATTGACACCTCATAGAGTTCGAGTTCCCGTAGCTCGTAGTAGGCATCTCGCCAGGTCTTGTCCTCACCCTCGGGCTGGATGTACGCGCCATCGACCACGCGATAGGCGAATGACATCTGATTGACCCGGCCCGATTTGAGTAGCCGATAGGTCTGCGCGGCTTTCGGCGATTCCATGTCCAACCGGCCGTGCACCTTGAGCCCGCGGTCGTCCTCGGTGGCCTCGAGGATCTCACCGAGGTTGAAGTCAGGGTCGGCGGTGTTGTGGCCCCACAGCAGCGGAATCGGAATGCCCTTGGCCTTCCAGTCGGCCAGTGTGTTCGTGAACGCACCCGGTAGCACGACGTCGCCGTAGCTGTCCTTGTTGCCGAAAACGCTCGCGTAGCCGATGAACTCGCCATCTTCCAGCCCGTCGGTCTTGAACTTCACGACCACGGACTTCGCGCCAGACTCGGCGTGCGGTCCGAGCTTTGCGGCGAGGTCGTCAGAAGTGGACATGCAAATCGCGTCCGTTGATGTTGCGGCCATTGCTCTTATCTCCCTCGTTCGGGTCGGTCGGCTCGTTGCCTGCGGGTACCGGGTTCTGGTCACCGTTGGCGGTGACGTTCAGCGGCACGATCAGCTCGTCGCCGCCGTCGATGCGCGGCATGTTCAGCCGTGCGCGCCCCTCATTGCGCGTCATGTACGGGCCACCGATGGCCTTTTGCAACATGTCGCCTTGTTCCTCGAAAGACCCGGCCAGCTTCGTTTGGAGGTTGAACTCGCAGTAGACGTTTCGCGGGTCGGCCAGCTTCGGCACCAGCTTCTTGTTGATGCGCTGCACCGTCCGCTCAATCTCGGGACCGAGGTTGTCTCCGTACAGCGCCTTGCGGAACTCGCGCACATTCGCGTAGTTCGCATTGTCGAGAATGCCCACCATCGTGGGGTTGACGAAGTACACCTGGGCGCAAGTCTCCAGCGAGAGCTTCACGCCCTCAACCCACTGGTTCTCCTTGGCGTTGAACGCGATTGCCTTCAACTCCATGCCATCTTCGAGCAGCGGCGTCCCACCCGCGTTGGACGCGCTATCCCCGGCATACGAGTTCTTCCACTGCTCAATGAATCGACTGCGGGGCGAAGTGCCGTCCGGGCCCGCATCCTTCCAGCTCGGCGCCGTCGCGGGGCGTGTCAGATATGAGCCGACCCTCCCGCCACGCTTCCACATCTGATCTCTGAACACCTGGCCGTGAATCTGCTCGGCCAGAATCGCTTTGAGCGAGTGCACCGGAGAAACACCAGACCTCGGGTCAACCGGGTTCCAGCCGCGAAACACGATCATGTCGGAGGCGTCAACCTCGGTCCACTGCCCAGATGTCCCAGGGATCGCCACCTTGTACTTGGCGACGTTGAATGCCGTCTGCCCGATGGTGCCGATGACCCATGTCGTCGGAATGTGCCGGATCACCCAACCGGTCGGCGCGTTATTGTCGCGGCCCACGTACCAATACGTTTCGTCGTAGAGCATCCTCGACGCGACGGTGGCCTCGATCAGATCGAATTGAGTCATATCGTCGTTGGGGTCGCGCAGCAGGTTCGCGAGCGGACTGTCCCTGACCCGGTTGCGCCCGTCCTCGGCATCACGCTCGAAGACGTGGATGCCCAGCTGTGCGATGTTGCGCGAGACGAATCCAACGAGGGTGCGTAGGTGAGGCTGCTCGCGCCATAGCTTCTCGACCGGCTGATGCATGATGCTGGTGAGGTACTCGTCCAGGCTCATGCCTTCGGGTATCAGCTCGTATGTCGGCCGCGACGGCATGCTCGGAATCTGAGAAGGCTTGGGCGCGAACCCGAGCCATGAGGCTAGGCCCACCGGTCAGCCTCACAGCGCGACAAAGTCGCTGTCTTCATATGCACTCCTCGTCTCGGTTTCCTTGGCGGCTAGCGCGCGGGAAAGCGCCATGATCAGCGCCACCACGCCGTCGATCTTGTCGCCAGCATTGGCCTTGTCCGGCTTCACATTTCCTGCCGGGTCCATCGCAACCGCGAAGTTGTCGATCTCCCAGCGCAACAGCGGATTACCGCCGTGGCGGATCATCGGCTTGATCGGCAATCCGTTCTCATCCGTGCGTGCCCCGATGCGGATCAACCGCTGTAAGTCCTTGGTTGGCGCGCTCATCGAGGCGAACCCCTGGCCCATGGTGAGCATCGGGGCGCCGTCGGTGATCAGGTTGTTAATCAGCTGTTGTGCGTTCCACCGGTCATAGGCGATCTCCTGCACCAGGAACTCGTCACGGTCCCGTGCGATCTGCGCCTCGATGAAGTCGTAGTCAGTCACGTTGCCCGGGGTAGTCGTCAGCCAGTGTTGGGCGACCCAGTTCGTCGCGTTCTCCGCAGTTCGCTCATCGAGATCCTCGATCGAGTCCTCTGGTGCCCAATGCCGAAGTAGCGCATCGAAAGTGCCGTCATCGTTCGGGAACACCCATGCCAGCGCACACAGATCACTCGTCGATCCGAGGTCCAAGCCGCCGTAGCACTCACGCCCCTTTAGGCGCTCCGGAACAACGATGCTGGCGTTGATATCCCAGTGGCCCACGTCCAGATACCGGGTTTCCTGCTTCGTCCGAATGCCCAGACGTAGCCTCAAGAACCGGGCCAGCTCGGCTGGGGAGTCCTTCGCCTTCTCGGCGGCCTCGACCATGGACCGCTTCGTCGGGCTGATCCCGTAGCCGGGATTGGATTTGCGCCAGGTCGATTCGGCGAACGGGTCATCGCCCTTGACCAGCTTGCCCTTGTCGTATTCGGGCTTCTCGGCGGCGAACACCACTCCGTACGTGCTTGGCCGCTTGAGCACCCCGCGCGCCAGTTTCTCGATCAGCTGACGCTTCTCGTCGTACGGCGTATGCCGGCGCCCAGCGTCCGCGGTCGTGATGTAGATGATGAGCGGCTGCTCACGAGAGCCCGTTCCGGTCTCCAGCGCCTCGATCAGCGCCATGTCCTTGTGCAGGTGCAACTCATCGACGATCGCGCCGTGAATGTCTGCGCCGTGCTGCGCATCGCCCGCGTTGGCGATCGGCTGAAAGTAGCTTCCGCTGGCCGCGTGCGTGATCCGGTGCTTGAGCGCCCGCAAGTATCGTTTCAGCCCTGGCGACTTGTTGACGATCTGACGGATTGGCTCGAAGACGAACCCGGCCTGATCCTTGGTCGTCGCCGCGGCTACCACCTGCGCGCCCTGCTCGCCATCAGCTGCCGTCAGGTAGATGCCCCACCCGGACGCCGTGGTGCTCTTGCCGTTCTTACGCGGCATCTCGAAGTACGCGATCGTGATGATGCGCACCCAGTTGCCCGAGTCCAGCGACTTGTGCACCCAGCCAGCAACCGGGGCGATCATGTACGCCACCTGCCACACGTCAGGATCGAAGCGCTGACCAGCGAATCTGCCCTTGGTGTGACGCAACTGGCGAAACGCCGCAACAACCTTGTCGACGCGTTCAGGGTCGAACCGCGCCCCCGGAACCTCGCGTGGCTCCGGCGTCTTGATCAGCGGCGGGCAGTCAGGGACCGCATAGCCGCGCGATTCGAGATACCAAGCAACCTCGGGGCTGAGCTTGAGTGCATCGAGATCAGCGTCAGCCCAAGGGCTATCAGTCGTCGGCGGCTGCACCCGCGAACGGGTTCGCCTCGAACTCGCCACGATCGTCGTCTCGCTTGGACACGTTGCGCTCGGCCGCCGGCGTCAAACCGAAGTGGTTCGCGAACTGCAGCAACCGTGCCGACGCCTGCTCGGCGACGGCCACCGCGGGATTCTTCGTCCACCACACCGAGGTGGAGCCGTCCTTGCGGGTCGACTCATTGCGCACGGTGATGCCGTTGGCGGTGACATCCTTGGTTGCCGCGACGAACCGCGCCCACGTCTCACAGTAGGCCGCCAACGTCGCCCGGTCCTCCGGTTTGATCAGGTCAAGACGCACCAGGCCAGGGGCAACGCGCTTCCACTCGGCCTTTGCCTCGCGCGAGAGCCAGCTCGGCGGATTCGGGGCCAGACGCTTGAACGCCGGGGGCTGTGCAACCGGCCTACCTGCACTATCCTGGCCCTCACTGCGACCGCTGAGTAAAAGCAGTTTCGCTGGCTGCCGTGCGGGCATCACTCACCACCTATTTGCTGTACGTGGGAGCCATTTGCTGGCACGCCATGGGGTTTATGCATAATTACCCCCCCTTGCATGAATGTTGTGCAGAAAAACGCGAGACTACCGCGGCGAGTCGCATATGTGCTGGTCAGAGCGATATTCACCCCTATACCCCCCCTGACCTGCGATTATGCACCAACCG